TTTCTAGCCCGCCGGGAGAGATCCTTGGCGGGTTTTTCGAATCCCGACTGGAGCGGGGAGGCTTATGCCCCGACCGGAGATTGACGTAGGCCCCGGAGCAACCCGGTCAAGCAGCGGGTCCGTAAACGCGGAAGTTGGTGTGGCGGCCAACCAGTCGGGTGACTTTTCGGAAGGGTGGCAGAGCGGTCTATCGCAGCGGTCCTGAAAACCGAAGTGGGGAAGCCCACCGTGGGTTCGAATCCTACCCCTTCCGCCAAAGTTCCAATCGGGCAGCCCAAAAGTCGCGGCCATTCAAACCCCCTGTAAACCTGGGATGGCGCCAGCACGAATGTAAGCTGCCCGGCCCCGAGTGCCTACGAACGCAAGTTCGTTGAACCGCTTAAGGTTCGATAGGGCCAGCCAGTGGCCGGGGCGAAATTGTTTCAATCTACCAGAGCGCTTCGCTGAAGCGCCTATCGGTCACCCTATCACCGAGCCTGCCGGGAGCAGGCAACCAGCTTGTTCAAAAGGAACCTGCTATGCGAACGATCAATAGCCACAAGGTTAATCCCGCCAACGACTTGCTTGAAATCGAAGTGCTCGATGCGCCTGGCGCTGGCGGCGCGAACCACGAATACCGAATCAAGGGGCCCGCGGAGTACGATCGCCAGTTTGGCGTGGTTCTGCATTTCCAGAACGGCCCAATTGCCGAAAACGGGGTCAATGGCCTCACCCAAGAGGCGCTGCTGGCTGTTGTGATCGACCGCATCCGTGCATTTCAGGCTGGGCAGTTCTCCTGCCGCGAGAATGCGCTGGCTCTGACCAAGCTTGAGGAAGCGCAGCACTGGCTCCTGCATCGCACCCGTGAGCGCATGGCGCGCGGCGTTGAAGGTAAGACCGCCGCCTAGTCATCGGAACTGCAAGCTGAACGATAGGTGACGAGCCTTATTCGGTGGCGCGCTGAACCAACCTGAGAGCGGAGATTGACTATGCAGAAGATCCTGCGTTCCTACGTTCGTGAGATGCTGAAAACGGCTTCGACCTCGAAGAGCAAGGTTCGGCGCGAATCCGCCATCCGTTCATTGGCGGCTGTTGTTATGGCCCGTCATGTCGGCTGAAATCCTCCAATTCCGCGGTTACCAACATCGGCAGCCTACATCGGCAAGCCGCGACGAGCGAACGCTTGAACAGCAGGCTATCGAGATCATCAACATCGCATTGATGGGCGCTCCGACGATGGTTGGCATGGAGCCTGTGGTCTATCTGGAGATGGATACGGCGCCGTCTGAGTACTGCGCCCCGAGCGATGATAGCGCTTAGGCGTCAAGAGTTTGACAAGTATGCAACATGGCATTTGAACCAGGAAATCAGGAAGCCAAGAAAGCCAACCACAAAAAGCCTCGGATCATCACGCAAAAGCTGATTGCGAGGCTGCAAGACGCTGATGGAGCGGCCTTGGATCGATTGGTGGCAGCTTTGCTGGCCAAAGCCCAAGAGGGCGACGTGCCGGCGATTAAAGAGGTTCTGGACCGCGTTGAGGGCAAGGTGCCGCAGGGCATAATCGGCGGGGAAGAGGGCGATCCGTCAATCGTGGTTTCATGGCTCGCCAGGTCATAATCCCGTATTCGCCGCGACCGCAGTTTGAAGCCTACCACGACAGAACCGAACGCTTTGCCAAGATCGTTGCCCACCGAAGGTTCGGTAAGACGGTTGGCTGCATCAACGACAAGATCAAGGCGGCTCTAAGCAATACGAGGCAATTCCCACCGCCGCGGTACAGCTACGTTGCCCCAACCTATACGCAGGCCAAGGATGTGGCTTGGGGGTATCTGAAGCACTTCTCAGCGCCAATACCGGGCATCCAGGTAAGCGAGAGCGAGCTATGGGTGGAGTTTCCTAACGGGGCTCGTGTGCGGCTCTACGGGGCTGACAACTACGACCGAATGCGCGGTCTTTACAATGACGGCGTGACGATTGACGAGCCTGCGCAAATGGACCCGAGGGCGTGGCCTGAGGTGATCCGGCCGACTCTATCGGACTACAACGGCTGGGGCACGTTCATTGGGACGCCCAAGGGCCGGGACTGGTTCTACAAGATCGATCGCGACGACACCGGGGCGGAACAGCCTGGCTGGTTTCGTGCGGTCCTGAAGGCAAGTGAGACCGGGGTTATCGCCCCGGAGGAACTGAAAAGCCTCAAGTCCGGCCTGACTGAAGAGCAATACGCGCAAGAGTTCGAGTGTTCGTTCGAGGCGGCTGTTATCGGTGCCTACTACGGCAAGCTGATGGCTGCGGCCGATGCTGACAAGCGCATTACGGGGGTTCCGTATGAGCCAACGGCCCAAGTTTGGACAGCTTGGGATTTGGGGATGCGTGACAGCACCGCCATTGTTTTTGCTCAGGTCATAGGGCGCGAGATCCACATTATTGACAGCTACGAAGGCTCGGGCGTCGATCTCGGGCACTATGTTCGTGAGCTTGGCAATAAGCCATACATTTATGCCGGCCACATCGTCCCTCACGACGCGCAGGCGCGCGAATTGGGGACTGGCAAGTCCCGGCTTGAGGTGTTGGAAAGCCTGGGTCTTAAAAACCTAGTCGTGGCTCCGATGCACCGAGTTGAGGATGGCATCAACGCGATGCGTAGCATCCTGCCGCGGTGTTGGATTGACGCCAAGAAGAACACCCGCCTGATCGACTCGTGGAAGCTATACCGCTCCGAATTTGACGACAAATTACAGTCGCTAAAGCCGCGACCGTTACACGATTGGACAAGCCATTTTGCAGATGCAGGACGATATCTAGCCATGACGCTGGACAGTCAAGTCAGGCCTTTGGCCAATCTTGTCGAGCCCGATCAGGATTGGGTCGTCTAGTGGCTGACGCCGAAAAGATGGACGACGACAAGCTCAAAGCCTTGTTGTCGGAAGAGATCAAGTCCGCCCTGACCTATGACGATACCGAACTGTCCGGCAAGCGCGCCAAGGCTCTGGAATACTACCGCGGCGACATGACCGATACGCCCGCCATGGAAGGCCGCTCGTCAGTTGTTTCCAAGGACGTGGCGGACACCATTGGGTGGATGCTGCCTGGCATCATACGGGTCTTTACGGCGTCTGACCGCATGGCGATCTATGAGGCTGAGAAGCCCGGCGACGAGGACTTTGCCAAGCAGGCGACGGATTACGTCAACTACGTGTTTTTGAAGGACAACCCAGGCTATCGGGTCATGTGGGATTCGACTCATGATTCGCTATTGCTCGGAAATGGCATCATCAAGCACTATTGGGACGATAAGGAGGAATGCGACTACACCGAGCATTCCGGCCTGACCGAGGAGCAGATCGCCATTCTCCAGTCTGAGCAGACTGTAGAGATCGTGGCGCAGAAGGAAGGCGAACCGCAAGTCATCATGGTTCCGGGGCCGACCGGCCAAATGATGGAAATGCCGCTCCCGACCTATGACGTGAAGATCAAGCGGGTAACTCGCAGTGGCCGGCTTAAGGTCGAGTGCATCGAGCCGGAGGATTTCGGCATCAACCGCGAGGCCACCACGATCGAGAACGCGCGGTTCTGCTATCATCGGCAGGACACCACGCGTTCGGATCTGATCGAAATGGGCTTTGACCGGGAACTGGTTGAAAGCCTGCCGATCGATCGCTTTTCGACTATGCAGCAGGAGAAGATATCTCGGGACGAGGACACCCGCGCGTTTTTCAACAATTCCGGCGATAGCTCGATGCTCCAGGTGGAGTTGTTCGAATGCTACGTCAAGGCGGACGTTGATGGTGACGGCATCGCGGAGACTGTCAGGGCGTTCTATGCCGGCGGGGCTGGATCTGGCGAATTGCTGGATTGGGAGGTCTGGGAAGATGACGTTCCGTTTAGCGATATACCGTGCGAGCCAATCCCGCACCGCTGGGATGCGCGCTCGGTAGCAGACGACACCAGCGACATTCAGCGCGTCAAGACGGTTATTACCCGTCAGTTCCTCGACAATACTTATTGGGTTAATAACCCGATGACGACGGCGGAAGAGGGATCGGTCACCAACCCCGAGACACTGCGAAGCCCGAAGTTCGGCTCTACGGTATGGCACAAGAAGGGCTCTATGCCTCCTACGCCGCTGCCCGTGCCCTACATCGGCGACAAGGCTTTGCTGGCGCTCCAGCACTTTGACAACGTTCGGGAGATGCGAACCGGCGTATCCCGCGCTTCGATGGCGCTGGACCCGGAAGCGTTGCAGAACCAGACCGCGACCGCGGCGAACAACCAGAAGGATTCGGCCTATTCGCAGATCGAACTGATTGCTCGCAACCAGGCCGAATTGGGCTGGCGCCGGGTGTTCCGGCAATTGCTCAAGCTAATCGTGAAGCATCAGGACCGGCCGCGCACGATCAGGCTTCGCGATACGTGGGTTGAGATGGACCCGCGCTCGTGGAATGCGAACATGGATTGCACGATCAACACCGGGCTCGGGACCGGCTCCCGCGACCGGGATATGTCGGTGCTTAACACCATTCTCAATGTCCAAATGGCTATGACGGACAGGCTCGGGGCTGCGGGCTTCTCGGCTCAGGCGCTTGAGATGGTGCCCAAGATAAACATGACGGCGACGAAGCTGGCGGAAAGCGCCGGCATCAAGAACCCGGATCAGTTCTATCTCGATTTGAAGCCTGAGCAGATCGAGGCGATGAAACAGCAAGCAGCCAACCCGCCTCCCAGCCCTGAGGTGATGAAGATCCAGGCTGATCAGCAGGCCAAGCAGGCCGACCTGCAAATGCGCGGGCAGGAGTTGCAAGCCAAGGCCGCAATGGACCAGCAGTCCGACGAGCGCAAGGCCCAGATCGAGGCCGTGCAGATGCAGGCCGATATCGAGGCTAATAACCAGAAGATACAGGCAGACATGGCCTTGGCTGCGCAGAAGTTTGAGTTCGATAAACAGCTAAAGCTGATGGATTTCGAAATGAAGCGCGAAATGCATCAGCAGGACATGGCGCAAAAGGCGGAACAGCACCGGCAACAGATGGAAGCCGGCGTGTTCAAGGTTGCGCAGAGCCAAGAGGCGCACAAGCAGAAGATGGAATCGGCCAGTGAGCGCGAATAGCTGGCTTGCCGGCAATGCTTCTCTTGAGGCTGCGCACCACAAATACGGCGCTGATTTCGAGGCTGCTTATGCAGCGTTCAAAAGTCGTTCGGGTGCGACCGATGGGATCTGGCTGACCGCTATGCGCTGTGGGGAGACCACGAAAACCGCGGCGAGAACGTAATGCGCTGGTATCGGGAGCGGCAGTGTTGAAACCCGACCACCTCGCCAAGGAAGCCGACAGGCTCAAGAACGACCCGGTATTCATCAAGGCGCTGGCTGACATTCGCGCAGAAGCCTTGGAGGCGCTGGTTTCGGCGAGCGCCGACGACAAGACAATGATCCTGAGCCTGCAAAGCAGAGTTCTAGTGACCGACGAAATCCGCACCGTGCTTGACCGCTACATCATGGCGGCAGACGTGCAGGAAAACTCCGGCTCCTACGCTTAGGACCCCCGGCAAACACCAAAGGACTAAAAATGGTTGACAACACCAATCCCGCTACGGCGGCTGGTGAGGGCGAAGCGCTGTCTTTCAACGACGGCGCAGATGCAATCTCCGATCTTTTGACAGGCCCGGAAACGGACCCCTCAGAAGAAGATCAGGGCCAAGAGGAAGAGGCGACCGACGAACCAGAAGTTGATGGCGACGAGCCCGAAACCGAGGAGTCCGAGGAAGCAACCGAGGAAGAGACCGAAGAGGAAACGGACGGACCCGGCGAAGTCACAGGCGGCAAGTTCGCGGCAGATACCGCGAATGTGCGCCTCAAAGACGGAACCGTGATCTCTGTCCAAGAACTCAAGCGTGGGTTTCTCGCACAGCAATCGTTCACACGCGGCACGCAGGAAAACGCCAAGGAAAGAGAAACCCTGGCGGCCAAGGCGGCCGAATTTGAACAAAACGCTCGTACCTTACAGGCGCAGCGGGACTTTATCCTTCAGGTGTCGCAGAAATACCTTCCGCAGCCACCCGATGAAAGAATGCTGGACCAGAGTTCGCCCGGCTTCGATCCCATCGGCTACATGGCTGCAAAGGCTGACTACGACAAGAAGGTCGGTGAGCTGTCACAACTGCAATATGCCGCGCAGGCCGATCAAACCCGCGCATCGCAAGAGCAGGAAAAGCAGCGCAAGGAACTACACGACCGTGAAGCCCAACAGCTTCTAAAGACCATGCCCGAGCTGAAAAAGCCGGAGGTCTACAAGAAGTTCTGGGGCGATGCGACCGAGACCATGAGCGAATACGGCTTTTCCCCGGATGAGTTGGCGAACGCTTTGGATCATCGGCTGTATCCGATTTACCGCGACTTGGCGGCATATCGACGGGCGCGAAAGAACCTGCCGGCCATCAAGCAATCCGTGCAATCGAAGCCTGTTTTGACGGGCAAGAAGCGCATGGACCCGAAGGGAAAAACCTCCCGCGAGCAACAGGTGAGGCGAGAGCAACTGAGCAAAACCGGCGATTTCGATGCTGGCGTGCGCTCTCTCATGGACCTTGACCTTTAACTCTTAGGAGAACAACCCAATGTCGCAGGTAACGAATACCTACGAGACTTACGACGCGGTGGGTAACCG